CGCGGGCCGGTCACGGCGTTCGGCACATGGTATGGCGACCACCGCGCGCCGTGCATCGCGCTCCTGCCCACCTACCTGATCGGCATGGAAGGGCTCACCCCCTGCATCGTGCCGCTCGAAACGGTCTGGTTCTACTGCGAAGAGAACGTCGACCACCCCACCATGATCGAGACGACCAAGGCATTCGCCGAGGCCCTTGGCATGAACAAGGAGAGCCGGAGCGACCGCCACGCCATCGTCTCTCTCGTCAACGATTGCCTCGACGACTTCCTCAAGATGCCGCCCTTCCCGCGGCACGAGTTCTACCGGCCCGTCGCCGACGCCATCCGCACGGATGCGGACGGGACGCAGCATCACTCGGAGATCATGGACGATGCTTGACCTCGACCCCCGCAACCTGGCCGGCGAACGCCAGCACATCGGCGACCTGATCCGGCGCAAGCCCGACTACCTGCGCAGTCGCCAGCCCACGAAGCCGGCCGATCTCGACGGCTTCCGGTATCGGCAACTCCATGCCCGCCTTCTCGGATGGTATCAGGCCGAGCTTGAGGTCCAGTGGGAGAACCGGATCCAGCAGGGCATCGACGTTGACTTCTACGACAACGTGCAATGGGACGAGGAAACGGTCGAGATCCTGCGCGATCGCGGCCAGAAGCCCCTGACCTTCAACATCGTCGCGACCACGATCGACTGGATCATCGGCTCCGAGCGCAGGGCGCGGGCCGATTACAAGGTGCTCCCGCGCCGCAAGGAGGACGGCAAGCAGGCCGAGCTAAAGACGCACGCGCTCAAATACCTCGCGGACGTGAACAAGCTCGAGTTCCACCGCTCCCGAGCCTTCGAGGACGCGGTGAAGGCCGGCATCGGCTGGCTCGAGGACCAGTGGCAGGACGATGGCGGGCTCGAACCCGTCTACAGCCGCCACGAAAGCTGGCGGAACATGATCTTCGACAGCACCGCCACCGAAATGGACCTCAACGATGGCCGCTACATCTTCCGGCCGAAGTGGGTTGACCTCGACGTGGCCGAGACGTGGTTCCCCGACCGCACGGCCATCCTGCGCCGCTCTGCCGTCGATGCCGGCGAGCTTCCCCTCTTGGACAGCGAGGAATACGGCGACGAGGCGATGGACGCCATCGAGACGCAGCGTGCGCTCTCGCAGTCCGGAACGCGCGGCGACTTCATGGCCGATCGGCCCCGCGTCCGTCTGATCGAGGGGTGGTATCGCGTCCCGGCCCGCCTGCCCGTGGTGCGCGGAAGCCAGTTCGGCGGCGAGGTGCTCGATCTCGGCTCGCGCGGCCACTACGACGCCATCGAGCAGGGCACGGCGACCGTCTCCGAGCGCGTCGAAATGGAAACCCGCGTCGCGGTCATGACCGAGATCGGCATGCTCTACGAGGCCGCCTCGCCCTACCGGCACAACCGCTTCCCCTTCACCCCGATTTGGGGCTACCGGCGCGACAAGACCGGGCTCCCCTATGGGCTCATCCGCCGGCTGCGCGACCCGCAGATCGACGTGAACGAGCGCGCAGCCAAGGCGCTGCACATCCTCTCGACCAACAAGACCTTCATGGAAGAGGGCGCGGTCGACGACATCGACCAATACAACGAGGAAATCAGCCGGGCCGATGCGGTCGTCGTCTACCGGGCCGGGAAGAAGATCGACTACAACGTGGATCGCGACCTCGCCCCCGCGCACATGGCGATGATGGAGCGGTCGATCCAGTTGATCCAGTCGGTCGGCGGCGTCACCGACGCCAATCTCGGCCGGCAGACCAACGCCACCTCCGGCAAGGCCATCACAGCCTTGCAGGATCAGGGCTCGCTCTCGACCGCCGCGCTCTTCGACAACCTTCTCTTCGCCCGCACGGTGCAGGGCGAGAAGCAGCTCTCCCTGATCGAGCAGTTTTTTACGGATCAGAAAACCTTTCGCATCGCCAACCAGCGCGGCAACCCGAAATACATCACCGTCAACACGGGGCTCCCCGAGGACGACATCACCCGGACCAAGGCCGACTTCATCATTTCGGAGAGCCAGTGGCGCGCGACGCTGCGGCAGGCCGCATCCGAGCAGTTGATGCAGATGATTACCGAGTTGGCCCCGGTCGCCCCGCAGCTTGCCCTCAACCTTCTCGATCTCGCGGTCGAGGAAATGGACCTCGCCAACCGCGACGAGATCGTGGCGCGGATCCGGCAGCTTTCGGGTATGCGCGACCCCGACGCCGAAGAGCCGACGCCGGAAGAGATCGCCCGGGCGAAGTCGCAGGCCGAGGCGGAAGAGCGTGCGATCCGCATGCAGGAGGCCGAGATCGCCGACAAGGAGGCGAGCGCCGCACAGAAGATGGCGAGCGCGGAGACCGCCGGAGCGAACGCACGGCGGCTTCTGGCCGGCATGGTGGGCGACAACGTGGCCGCGCAGAAGGCGGCTCTGGAGGCCGCCCTTGCGATGCTGACGGCTCCCGGTGCCGTCCCGGTCGCCGACCGCCTCCTGTCCGACAGCGGCTATGTCTCCCGCACCGAGCAGGAGGATGCGCTCGCCGTCGACAAGCAGGCATCCGAGCTTGAGGCATTGGCCGCCGAGGGCGCGGCCATGCAGGAGCAACAGGCCGCCGCCGCGATGGCGGAAGCCGAAGGCGCAGCGCTGGGGATGATCCCGGCACCGCAACCCCCGCAGCAGTAAGGGAACCGCAGGACCATGCTCAATGCAGCATTGAAGGACGACGACGACGCGAGCAACGCGATGGTCGGGCTGACCGCCGACGAGAAGGCCGCTCTGGCTGACTTCGAGGCGATGGAGGCCGAGGACGAGGCAAAGGGCGGATTTGAGCCCGACACGGCGGATGGCGGCGAGCCGTTCGACGAGGTGGAGCTTGCGAAGGGCATCGACGAGACGGAGGACGAGACGGCGGATGCAGGCGACAGCGCGGACGAGACCGACACTGGCGACACCGAAGCCTCCGATCCCGCCGCGCAGGCAACCGTGGAGCCCGTCGCGCAGGCACCCGAAGCCGCCGCCGCCATCGTCGCGCCCGCCTTCACCAAGGAGGACGAAGCCGAGTTGACGCGGCTCTCCGATCTTCTCGACGAGAAGGGCCGCCTCTTCGACGAGGGCGAGCTTTCCGGGCAGGAGGCGCTCGACGAGATCAAGAAGCTCTCCCGCGAGGTGGCGCGGCTCGAGTTGATCCGCGAGCAGGCCGAGAAGGCTGCGGCGGAAGCCGAGGACGCGGCGCAGGCCGAGTGGGACGCCAACCTTGGCCGCTGGCTCGCGAGCGATGCGATCAAGCCCGTGGCCGCGTTCCTGAGCGACGAGAAGAACGCGACACACCTCGCCGCGTTCGACGAGATCGTGATGGCCGTGACCAGCAACAAGAACCTGGCCGCGAAGCCGCACGCGGAGCAACTCGACATCGCGCTTCGGCGCTTTCAGGAAGAGTTCCCGGGCGTGCTCCCTGCGGTCGGGGTGCAGACCGGCGGCAAGCCGGGCGGCAAGGCGGGGCATCCGGCCGATGCGATCCGGCAGCAGATCACAGGCAACCCTGCGCCGACGCTGGACCGCATGCCGGCGGCATCGCACGACCCGGCCGGCGAGACGCAGTTCGCGGCGCTGGACAGCCTGCAAGCGGGCGATCCCTTCGCCTACGAGGCGGCCCTTGCCCGGCTGACGGCCGAACAGCGCGACGCCTACCTCATGACCAAGAAGTGAGAGGGGCTGTGGTGGCCGCCGTGGAACGCACGAGGCTGCACATCGACATGGATCCCGGCGATGCGATCGACATCGGCGGGATCATCGTGCGCGTGGTCTGGAAGAGCGGCACAACGTCGAAACTGAGCGTCGAGGCCCCGCGGGAAATCCCCGTGACGCGCGTTCCTTCCCCGAATGGAAACCCCAAGGCGAAGCCGTAGCGCCTCGCCTTGGGTCTTGACACAACTTATGCGCGATCGACTTGCCGTATTAGCAAGCCTCTGGTAGAGTGCGGCCTTAAGCGAGAGCGCAGGAGTGCCCGCGGTTCTTAACCATGGGGCACTCCAATGCAGACCAACATCACGTCCGCAGATCCGAAAACCGTCAAGGCGTGGTCGGCGTCTCTGGCGCTCGACACCAACCTCAAGTCCTACTTCAGCAAGAAGTTCGTCGGCCAGGGCGACAACAGCATCATCGAGATCAAGACCGAGCTTGAGAGCGAGCCGGGCGATCTCATCAACTTCGACCTGTCCGTGTCGCTTCGCGGCGATGTGACGGTCGGCGATGCCCGGCTCAAGGGCAAGGAAGAGAACCTCCGGTTCTTCTCGGATCAGGTTCTCATCGACCAGATGCGCAAGTCGGTCTCGGCCGGCGGTCGCATGAGCCGGAAGCGCACCAAGCACTCGCTCCGCAAGGTCGCCCGCGACCGCCTGAGCGACTATTGGGCGCAATACATGGACCAGTTCACCTTCATCTACCTCTCCGGTGCCCGTGGCATCAACGAGGACTACTACCAGCCGCTCGGGTGGACCGGCCACGCAGGCAACCCCATTCAGGCTCCCGACGCCGACCACATCCTCTACGGCGGCTCGGCGACCTCGAAGAGCACGATCACGACCTCGGACAAGATGACCCGCACCGTGATCGAGCGGGCGCAGACCTATGCCAGCATGATCCGGGCGCTGAACCCGGACGTTGCCAGCATGCGCCCGGTCAGCATCGAGGGCGAGGGCCGCTACGTTCACCTCATGTCGGAGTTTCAGGCGTTCGATCTTCGCGTCTCGGACACCGCCGGCTGGCTCGAGATGAACAAGGCGCTCGTCACGGCCGAGGGCAAGAACAGCCCGATCTTCAAGGGCGGTCTCGGCATGCTGAACAACACCGTGCTCCACGCTCACGAGAGCGTGGTTCGGTTCAGCGACTACGGCGCTGGCACCAACCTGCCGGCGTCGCGCAGCCTCTTCATGGGGCGTCAGGCCGGCGTGGTGGCCTACGGCACGGCGGGGCAGGGGATGGGTCGCTTCTCGTGGTTCGAGGAGACCGACGACTTTTCCAACCTCATCAACATCGCCGCCGGCTGCATCATGGGCATGAAAAAGACCCGGTTCAACGGGCGGGACTACGGCGTGCTCGCGATCGACACCTACGCGGCCAGCGTGAAGTAAGGCGCAGGCGGTCGGGCAACCGGCCGCCTCGCTCGCAACAGAAAGAGGCGAGAGAAATCAAATGGCTACCATCATCACCGATGTCGGGAAAAACAAGCAGACGGTCCCGGCGCTCTACGAGGCCGGCAACGTCACGGTCGCGTATTTCGTTGCCGACTTCTCGACGGTCGGCCTTCTGGCCGCCGACACGATGGAGATCGGCGTCCTGCCGGCCTTCGCGAAGATCGTCGACTGGACGATCGTTCCCGAGAACATGGCCGGCGTCGCCGTCGATGTCGGCATCATGTCGGGCAATGTCGGCGATCCCGATGCGGCCCGCACGAACGGAACGCAGTTCTTCGCGGCTCAGGCGATCACGGCGACGACCGTGCGCGGCGCTGCGGCTGCGGGCTTCAACCTGGCCCCCGCGGGCGTCGATCGCGGTATCGGCATCAAGCCGGGCACCAACATCGCCGCAGGCGCGGGCAAGAAGGTGACACTGATCGTTCAGTTCGCCATGGACTGATGGCCCTCGGGGCGCGCGGCGGAACCTGCGCGCCCCACCCCTGACGGCCCAACAGCAACCAACAGAGGTTCCCCGTGCTCATTGAATGCATCCTTCGCCGCCCGGGCGGCACCCGCGTCAGCCTCCCCGATCTCGACATCGGAGCCGTCGAG